GCGCGACAAGATGCCAGAAGGCTTGCCGCAGGGGCTTAAGGATCTCAACTTCCTTGACCCTGCCAACAGCTTGTTCTACTATCCAGTGGCTCTGTATTCAGCAGGGCATGCCATACTTGATCCTCAGGAAAGCTGGGTTCAGGAAAGCATGGTGCAGCAGCGCGATCGTGCCAACACGGTGTTGCTGGGCGACTCAGGCGGCTTCCAAGCAGCCACCGGTGTGTTGAAATATCCATGGTATCCCAAGCCAAAACAGACACCAGAAGAGCATCAAAGCGACAAGGATGACGTGAGGCTGAAACTGCTGCGCTGGCTAGAAGCCACGGCAGACTACAGCATGGTGTTGGATTGGCCAACCTATGCGCTGGTCAAGTATGGCTTTGATCCAGTCACAGGCGAGAGCCTGCATCCCAGCTTGAAGAGCTTCAACGACTGCTTAACAGGCAGCTTGGACAATCACCAGTTCTTCATCAAGAATCGCCGGGAAGGTGCCACCAAGTTCCTCAACGTCTTGCAGGGACGCAACATGGAAGAAGGCGACATCTGGTGGGATGCTGCCAAGGATCTGCCATTTGAAAGCTGGGCGTTCTCCAACGTGCAGGCATCAAACTTCACCATCAACCTACGGCGCTTGATCATCATGCGCGATGAGAACTATCTAGCAGGGCGTGAATGGCTGCACTACCTGGGCAATGGCAAGATCAAGGCAGGCTGTGCGCTGACCAGCCTACAGCGTGCACTGCGCAAGCATGTGGATGACCAGCTGACCATCAGCTTCGACGCAGCCAGCCCGTTTGTCATGACCGCCAAGGGACAGGGTTATTATGGTCATGAATTAAGCCCTAATAATGTTGGATTCAAAGGTGGACCAATACCAGATCGCAAAGAGCTAAAGAATGATCCACAGCTGCTTAACGATTGGTTAGCTGCTAACTTGCCAAAAAAGATGATACCTGTACGCAGTCGAATCGGTGATCAGGTATCAGTTGGAGACATCTGCATCAGAGGTTATGATGACCTTGAAAGCAAGAAGGTGGCTTTCACCAAGCACGAAATTGACAGTGGATATTGGGCATCAACCCCAGAAGGCCGGGCTAATGATCCGTTCAAGTGGACCAAGGCCTACAAGGAATATATTATCCATAGTCATGAGAACGGCGGTCTATTTGATCTTGGGAGCAATAAATTCGCAGATCCACACAGCAAGTATCAGGAGAAATGGCCCAGCAGTCTAGACGGATTCAGCTATCTGTTAATGATGAATCATAACACAGAACTGCACGTCAATGCCATACAAGCGGCCAACAGGGCACAAGATCTTCCAACAAACGAAGCCAAAGAATATCTCACACCTGATCTGCTGGAGTTCAAGGATCTAGTAGAAGACATATTCACCAGCGAGCGCCCCATGGATCTGATCAACAAGCATGAGAAGATGCTTCAGCAGATCACTGGTATGGATGCAGACAATTCAGTTTCAATGTTAGTAGAGGACATGTGATGCAAAGAGATTACGCAGATGGCGTGAAGACAGACGTGATCTTCTTCACTGGTATCGAAGTGGAGAACACACCGCAGAAGGGTGCCTACACCCTGTTCGTGGTTGGTCGACAGGATCCAGATGACATACATGAGATGGCACAGCAGAAAGTCTGCATGCACATCTATCTTGGTGCCAACCAGAGCTTTGATGTCAGTGGCTATGAGGATTACGATGCTTGGAAGAGCTGGGATGATCTCTGCGTCACGCTGCTGGAACGCGGCTATTGGGTCACCCTGGATTTCGATGTCAGGCATTGGATAGGAGTAGCTGAGATGACAGCCATCAGCTACAGCCAATTCATCCCGCAGATATCAGTGAAGATACCTTACATCTCACTGGGCAACTACAACACCTGCGTGAAGATAGACGACACTGGATTCAAGGCAACCAACCCAGGTGTCTGGGTGCACAGCTTGCATGATCTCATGGATCGTCGCGCATTCACAGCCTGGGCTGCATATAGCAAGGACGAACAAGCATGAACGACGCAGAACGTTTAGAAGCCATGGACAGCTACTTTGGCCGTTATCGCAAGATGATGGGACGGCTCAAAGCCAGCGAGCAGGAGTACGATGATAATCGCAAAGCCTACGAGCAGCGTCGCACTGAACTGCAGGAAGAACGCACTCGCATCACCCGCGAGCTGGCCAACATGAGGCAGGTCATCACCAAGATGATAGACGATGGTATTGATCCTGTGATGGCTGGTCTGATCATGAACGAAGAGGATGCCACGACCAACACTATCTGGCAAAAGCGCGACCAGGACGGCTTTGGCATGACCATGAACAACGATGATATCATGAAGAGGATTGGCAACTTATCAGCTTTATCTACCACTGACATCGCGTCACTGTCAATGGGTCAGCTCAGCTGGCCAGGTGCTACTGGGGCCACTGGTGCCATAGGAGCCCAGGGATCAATTACGTCCATGGGTGCCAATGGCGGTTATCAACAGGGATATGGCGCGATTCCGCCACAACACACCCACCCTGGCGTTACGGCAGACTGGAAAGCCTATGACATCGGCAATGGATACGATTACATTGTTAGGTTGGAGCCATAGTTGCGCACACCGCCTAAATAGATTACAATCACACACGCAACCCACTGCGTCAACATCGGGAGACAAACTTTGACCATCAGTGACACGATACGCCAGCGAATCAAGGCCGCAGGCGCTAGCTTCAACGCCAACGACAACATCAGCGCCTACATCGAACCAGGGGAGACTGATCAGCTGATCGAAGAGCTCAACGCACGCTTTGATGCCGTCCTGGATAGCTTGATCATCGATCGTGAGAACGATCCCAACAGCCACGACACTGGTCGCCGTTTGGCCAAGATGTACGTGAAAGAGCTGATGGTGGGTAGATACACACCGCCGCCCAAGGCAACAAGTTTTCCAAATGACACCAATGACAGATACGAAGGCATGTTGGTCATACGCAGTGAACTGCGCAGCGTGTGCAGCCATCACCATCAACCCGTGTCGGGCGTGGCCTACATCGGCATCATCGCAGCTCAGAAGCTGATCGGTCTCAGCAAGTACAGCCGCATCGCACAGTGGTGCGCACGTCGTGGCACGCTGCAGGAAGAGCTGTGCAATGACATCGCCAAGGAGATCATGCGAGCCACCGACAGCGAGAACGTGGCTGTGTATATCCAAGCAGAACACGGATGTTGCCTCAACCGTGGCATCATGGCGCACAGCAGCTTGACACAGACTACGGTGTTACGAGGCGTGTTCTCAACGGATCAGAGCACCAAGAAAGAGTTCTTTGACAATGTCAAGCTTCAACAGGATTTCGCACCACGATAAGTATCACGAGCGGCGCTTATGGCTTCAACCCGCTATACAAATTCTGCAGCCTATGGTATAACAACATAGGAGCACGACCATGACACCAGTAACTTACAAGTATACTAGCACTAAAGAATATCATGACGCATTTCCCTGCGCCTATCGCCAGTGGCGCGCAGACAGCCACTGCAACATGATCCACGGCTATGCGTTCAGCATGAAGTTCTATTTCGGGACCAATGATCTCGATGTGCGCAACTGGGCAGCTGATTATGGCGGTCTCAAAGAACTGAAGAAGATCCTCGAAGATCAGTTTGACCACACACTGTTGGTAGCAGAGGATGATCCAGAGATGGAGACTTTCAAGCTATTGCAATCCAAGAAGCTGGCCAAGCTGACCATCCTGCCCAAGCTAGGCTGTGAAGGCTTGGCTGACATGCTGTACACATACGTGAACGGCGTGTATATCCCAGATCTCTGGGGACCAGGTGAGGCAGCACGCCTCTGGTGCTATCGTGTCGAAGTGCGCGAGACGCAGGCCAACATGGCTTTCCGGGAAGGTCACAGGGAGTGGAACGAGGAGCTGATATGAGCAACCAAGAATCTGATTTCCGCAACATGATCGCTGTGTTTGATCATGCGCTCAGCAGCGATGATCCATCAGTCAAGCAAGCGCTGGACAGCCTAGTTATGATTGTGGCACTGACTCGTGATCCCTACGGCGACACGGATGGTCCGTTTAAGCACATGTGGCTAAGCTTTGAAGACAGCCGCAAAGAGGCACAGGAACTGAAACGCATGGTTGACAAGCTCGTGCGAGAAGTAGACATGCTCAAGACCTATCCTACAGATGATAGATACCGTTGGAAACCTTGGGGTAATGATATAAAAGGTACAAGCTTCAACCAAGTCTTTATAGACGAGGACAGCATCGTACCAGGCGCTGCCTGGGACAAAAATGTTATCAAGCAAAAGGTGACAAAATGAAATGGTTCGACAAGTGGTTCCAACGGCAAGCCAAGAAAGCCTGGGATAATTACGACGATAATCCAAGGCCGGTGCCAGTGAGTAAGCCCGGAAGAATCAGCCAGGAATTGGACAGCCGTGGAGCAGCTACCATACGCATACATGCTGCTCATGGCGGCAAGATCATAGAGATCAGCAACTGGGATGAGCGCAAAGGCGAGCATGATCGCGATCTCTACATCGTGCGCGATGATACAGAGCTGGGTCCAGAACTGACCAGCATCATCATGCAGCACAGCCTGAGGTACTGATGTCAACCACAGTCACACTGCCCACAGCAACTGCAGTAACCAATGGTGGGTTCAGCATCGGTACCTACACTGGCACGGCAGCCACGATTCCACACTCAAACGCCGGGATGATTACTTCTATCTCAGTGCCTGCTGCTGGTACCGGCTACACCACTTCAACCACACCATACATCACCGTGACCGGTACAGGCGGTGGTGGGGGTGGCGGTTATATGAACCAAGTGCTGACGACCAACACTGGCGGTACCACTACATGGGCCACTGGTGGCCGCGAGGTCATGCGCATCAGTGCGGACGGTGACATCTTCCAAGGTGTCAGCACCAATGCCGATGATGGCCTGTTTGCGCGCCTGGAACGCCTGGAACGGCTCATGGGCATCATGCGTCGGGATCGCAGCCTCGAACGTGATTATGAACCAATGCGCCAGCTGGGCGATGCCTATGATGATGCCGTGGATGCTGCTATCTCTGAGATCATGGAAGTCACGCTGCACAAGCTCAAGCACATGGAACAAGAATACGACAGCATGCGAGAGCAGGCCAAGGTATGGCGAGCGTTGAGCAAGGATGACGACTGATGAAACCTACCAGCGCTAACGGTGTCAAAGGATGCCTCTTACCCATGTTTGGTGAGCAAACCTGGGTATTCAGAGTGTATAATGAAGATGGCACATTCACAGACTATGACATACACCACAGCGATCTCTCTGTGACCATCACGGACGAGGACGCATATTTCTATCAAAGGGTCAATGGTGAACCCAGCTTGGATCATTCACCAGCCACACTGGGCAAGGAACACGCAGATGACTGATACTAACCGCAGCATGGTAGTCCAGATACAGGAAGATGCCAACGGCGAGCTGTTCATAGAGTTTCCAGAAGATCTCATGGAACGTTTGGGATGGCAGGAAGGCGACATCATCGACTGGGAAATAGATGATCAAGGTCGCATCGTGGCACGCAAGGCCAACATATCCGGACCAATTGGGCCGACCTGACAGTGATTTACGAGAGTCCAGATAAAGGCAAGACGGTGTATGCCAGAGAATTTGGCAAGACGGAGCGCCAATTGGTGAGTGCCGATATCCAAGACCCTTACACTCAAATCTATCTGTGGCACGACATCGTGCATGCAGCCCGGGATAACCCTGCACTGCAGGAAGCATTGGATCAGGCCCTACTGATCTACAAGATGATCAAGGAGACCCCGTGACAGACCCAAAGCGCAACAGCGACGGATCATGGACCATAACGGTTATCAAGGACGGCAAGGTCACACAGCAACGAGTGATCTTGGACGAGCCATTGGCACAGATGGGATGGCATGCCCAGGTTGATGAAACGCAGCATGAGACGCATAATGTAAGCATTGCGAACGAGGCGACCACTAAATGAGCACTGCAAAGAAGTACCGTTACAGCGAGATATTCGGCGGCAACGCAGGTCCCACACCTACTATTCAGGGAGAGGGAAAATACGGCGGTCATCCTACAGTTTGGATACGTTTTTGGGGTTGCAATCTAGTGTGCGGAGGCTTTGGTCAAGTTAATCCACGCGATCCGAGCACATACAAGCTTGATTATCTAGATTTTGATCCGGTTGCCTCCGACATTAAATCTATGGAAGAGCTCCCAGTATGGACCACTGGCTGTGACAGCAGCTACAGCTGGAGCACCAAATATGGTCATCTGGCGCACCAGAGCACCGCCGAAGAGATCTGCGCAGACTTCCGCAGCAGGCTGCAGGGCGGTAGCTTCGTGCATCCTCGCAGCGGTCAAGACGTGCATCTAGCATTCACAGGTGGTGAACCCATGATGAGCCAGACTGGCATCGTGGACATCATGAGCACGCTGCGCATGCAGAACGACAGCCCTAGGCACATCACCATCGAGACCAATGGCACGCAAGCACCTCGCAAGGCATTCGCAGATTTATTCACCAACCAAGGCATGTACAACGGTGAACTGTTTTGGAGCTGCAGCCCCAAGCTGGGCACCAGCGGAGAGAAGTGGGACGATGCCATCAAGCCGGAGATCGTGCGAGAGTATAGATTGATCAGCAACGTCGGACAGCTCAAGTTCGTGCTGGATCGCAATCCCTTGACCTGGGACGAGCTGGAGCGTGCAGTTGATGCATTCCGTGCTGTGGACGTGAACTGGCCAGTGTGGATCATGCCAGTGGGTGCCACCAGAGAAGAACAGGAAGACGTGCAGATGTGGGTCACGGAGGAAGCGCTCAAGCGCGGTTACAACGTGGCAGCTCGCATACACTGCTGGATCTTCAGCAACGTGATAGGACGATGACATGAGCAAGATTCCGTTCTCTTGGTTACCAGCAAGCTGGGGTCTCAAGGGCAAGAGCAGGGCCATAGCCCAAGCAGAATACTATCTCACTGGCTATGATCTCGATGTGGAACTGGCCAAGATTGAGCATGGTCCAGACAGCGCAGAGTTCACCAAGGCAGTGTTGGCCATAGACCTGCGCTATGGCAAGATCAGCGCATACGATCGAGACATACGGCTGTCGGAGATCGAGTTCACTGACGATGTCGCACTCACATTGGCCAAACTAGCAATAGATCTCAAGCACAATCGCATCAGCCCGCAGGAACATGAACGCAAGGTCGCTGATGCCAAGAATGAGCCATACATGGCCATGCCAAAGATCAGCTGGGATCCCAAGGATCCAACACAGACCTATTTCGAGCTGGATTACAACGAGGCATTCGTGGAATTCCTGCGCGGCAACGGTTATGCGGGCACAGACGAGGACTGCATCAATCGTTGGCTGAATGATGTCTGCAACAGCATCATCGGCGAGATGGGACAAGCTGATGGCGATTTCGTCACCAACGTGCGCAAGGTACGCAGGGATGACGGCACCGTAGAACACAGCTAACGCCACATAAATATCTGGTGGAACAACTCAGCATAACCAGCCTATTCGATACGCCAGAGTGGCCTGCTATCTATAAGCAACAGGCTGCCCGAGGAATACTAAACGAGCTGCGCGCCTTGCCAGGTCCTGCAGTGGGGGTGGAGATAGGTGTGAATCTTGGCATCAACAGCTGGTTCATGCTCACCGAATGCCCAAACATCGCCAAGATCATCGGCGTCGATCACTATGAACCCTATGTGGATTGGGATAGGCCAATCACCAAGGCAGAACAGGACAAGAATTACGCCACGCTGCAGAAGAACATTCCATTGATGGGTGACAGGTTTGATCTCATACGCATGAACAGCCAAGCAGCAGCAGATGTGCTCGAGGACGATGCCTATGATTTCGTGTTCATCGATGGTGGACACAGCATGAAGCAGGTCCTGCAAGATCTCGACAGTTGGTATCCAAAAGTGCGCCAAGGCGGCATGATAGCCGGACATGACAGCAACCTGTTTTCCGTGAATTTCGCCGTGACCAGCTGGTATAAGTCTCGCGGATATGATCTATCCAACCTCAAGATGGCGCCAAACCAAACCTGGTATTGGTACAAGATTTAACTGTTGCTCAAAATCGGATACCATGCTATATTAAGTATACATGGTCGGAGAGGTTTGGAATGGCAACCTACATATTGATAGACACTCAGAACCTCTTCATGAGGATACGGCATGGCTTGCGTGCTCCGGATTTGGATAGCCAAATCGGCATGGCTTTCCACATAATCTTCAATAGCGTGCGCAAGGTTTGGACGGATTTCCAGGGTAGCCATACGGTGTTTTGCTTGGAAGGACGCAGTTGGCGCAAGGATTTCTATACACCATACAAAGCCAATCGCAAGGTAGCTGCGGCGCAGCGCACACAGCGAGAGGTGGAGGAGGACAACATCTTCTTCCAAAACATGGACGAATTCATCGCATTCATCAACGAGAAGACCAACTGCACGGTGCTGAGACATCCCAATGCAGAAGCTGACGACATGATTGCACGATGGATAGCACTGCATCCAGATGACAAGCATGTGATCATCAGCAGCGACAGTGATTTCCAGCAGCTGATAGCTGAAAATGTCGTGATCTACAATGGGATAGTCGGCTTGCTATACACTCACACTGGCATCTATGACAAGGATGGTAACATCGCCAAGAACAAGCAGGGCAAGGATCTCCCAGTGCCAAATCCAGAATGGCTGCTGTTCGAGAAATGCATGCGAGGCGACGACAGTGATAACGTGATGAGTGCCTTCCCAGGCGTGCGCAAGACCAAGCTGGAAGCAGCATTCGAGGATCGTCATAACCGCGGATATACCTGGAATAACCTCATGCTCAGCAAGTGGTTAGATCATGAGAACGTGGAACACAGAGTCAAGGACGACTATGAGCGCAATCGCCAGCTGATCGATCTCACGCAACAACCAGCTGATTTGCAAGAGAAATTTGATCGCCACATCGTTGATCAAGTGAATCTACAACCCAAGAAACAGGTCGGCATCAACCTCATGCGATTCTGTAATCTACATGGATTGATACGCATCGAGAAGACTGTGAATGATTTCTCTCCTACCCTGAGTGCACTATACGAAGGGCAATTGAAGCTGGAGGTCGCATGAGCGAGTACACCCTGAGGGAATTGGCAGAAACCAGCTGGATATTGGAGCGCGACGGCAGCAAGATTGGCTTGGTCACTGCCACCGCAGACGGTTTGAAATACCTCGGAATCGGCGAGCGCAGGCTGTTCTTGACTGCGGAAGATCTGGGCAGTTTCCTGGGCGGCACGGTGACGGTGGCGAATCGCGATGACGACGAGGTTGGTGATGAGGTTGGATCCGTTGAAGGCTATCCGATCAAGCACAGATCAGCATTTGATATCGTGATCGGTGATGTGGTGACCTATGCCAAGGCCAACAAAGGCAAGGCCAGATTCGCTGCAGGCTATTTTGGGTTGGAATTCGGACACGGTTGGACCGCTAGCTATTGCCCGCGAGCACAGACCCTGGAGCAATATCCCTACGTGGGACCTTTCAGGACCAGGTTAGAGATGCTGAATGCCATGGCTGCCAAGAAGAGGAGCCAAGGACGTGACGTCTGATGCCAGTTATCAAGCCCGAAGTTTCCTGGAGAAGTATCGCATAGCCAAGAATGCCAACAGCAGAGAGATACGCCTGACCATGCAGGAAGCCGAGCTGCTGCAGGCAGCCATTGCCTGCATGCTGGTCAACGAGCTTGAGATGGTTAATAAGATAGCTGACTTACAATCGCAGATACTCAGTGCCGAGGTAAGCCAGGATGGTGGGAGTTTCTAGCAGTTGGCAGCATCAACACAGACCTGGACCGAAGCTGGTTTCACGAATCAGCTGGGTTGGGTCAAATGGTATGCTAGCATGCTTTCACCAGAGGTCTGGGAAGATTGGCCAGAGATGTCCCAGGAGAAACAATGGGCTCAGATACGCAAGGAAGTCTTCGTGAATCAAGGTTGGCGATTGACTGCCAACGGCTTGAGATTGATGAGCAAGCTCTACCAGAGCTGGTCTAGCAAACACAACGATAATAGGATCATGACTGGCAAGCTATTGCTGGGCATGGACAGGGCACTGGGTGCACCATGGGGTGTCAGGGACAGCAGCATGGTGCTGTTCGACAGCCAGATGCATTTTGAGCTGCAGATGTGCAACGGCAGCGCACAGGAATGGTTACGATTCCATCTAGGCGGTTGACAGCTGTGCGATCCATGCTATTGTGATTTAACACGAGGAGCACGACTATGAGCCTAGACATCCCCACCGACGAACCCTGCTACGAGATCAATCCAGATCTCTGGAAACGGTTCTCGCAGAGCTTCCGCGAGAGATTCGGTTTTGGGCCGTTCCCGCAGCCTCTGTACACGGAGGCGTTGTGTGTCCAATGGTTAGACACTGAAATCATTGGAGAAAATACGGAAAAATCCCTGAAAATAACGGTTGACAGGGCTTAAATCCATGCTATTGTGCATTATCAACAACGGAGCTCACACAAATGGCACCATCAGCTAAGAATCGCATCCTCGAGGCATCGGGGGTAACACCAACTCGCTTGCGCATGGCACTCATGCACAGCATCAATCGCAAGCGTCCTATCTTCGTCTGGGGACCCCCGGGCATTGGCAAATCAGACATCGTAGCCGCTGTGGCCAAGGAACAGAACCGTCCGTTGATCGACATCCGCTTGCCGCTGATGGAACCAACTGACGTGCGCGGCATCCCATACCTCGCTGAGGTCAAGGTCTATGATGCCCAGGGCAACTTGGTGCGTGACGAGGCCAACGTGCCATTGACTGAGAAGGTGTTCCGTTGGTCCAATCCCTCGGATCTTCCCACTGACCCCAACAGCCGCGCATTGGTGTTCTTCGACGAGATGAGCGCAGCACCTCCCAGCGTGCAGGCAGCTACCTATCAGGTGATCCTCAATCGCAAGATTGGCACCTATGAGCTGCCCAAGGACGTGGTGATCGTCGCAGCAGGCAACCGTGTCAAGGACAAGGGTGTTGCATATAACATGCCCATGCCGCTGGCCAATCGTTTCTCGCATATCACTCTCGAGACCAACATCGACGATTGGAAGGAATGGGCACTGCAGAATCGCGTGCACAAGGACGTGGTTGGCTATCTCAGCTTCCAACCAAACGATCTCATGAACTTCCAACCCAGCGCAGACACCTACGCTTTCGCCACACCTCGTTCATGGTATTTCGCCAGCGAGTTGCTGCAGGAAGAGGGTTCCGATGGCGAGCTGCGTGACACCATGTTGCCCAATGATATCCTCGGTGATCTCATCAAAGGTACCGTGGGCGAGGGTCCAGGTGTCAAGTTCATGACCTATCGCAAGCAGGCAGCCAATCTGCCCAGTGCCAAGGACATCCTCGACGGCAAGGTGACCAAACTCAACAGCAAGCAGATCGATGTGATGTATGCGCTGACCACAGCGCTGTGCTACGAGCTGCAGGATGCCAGCCGCGGTAGCAAGGAGGACAAGAAGATCGGTGATGCCTTCCACGAGAAGGTGGATCGCTTCTTCCGGTTCATCATGGACAATTTCGATGATGAACTGGCGGTCATGGGTGCCAAGACCATCCTCGGCACATACAAGCTGCCAATCACTGCACCCAAGCTCAAGCACTGGGTTGAGTTCACCAAACGCTACAGCGACCTCATCCCCAATGCTTAAGCAGACGATCAAGGCGTCTAGCGTCAATGTTTGGAACCATTTCCAGTTGACGCTAGCCGGGTCCGTGTTAATATGCAGCAAGGAGATCACACATGACCAATCGTGATGCTATCAAGAAGAAGATCAGCCAAGCGCGCCTCAAGCTGCTTTTCGGACAACCATTCTTTGGCACGCTTACCATGCAGCTTCCGTTAGTGGATGCCACTGACGCAGGCTGGTGCAGCACCGCTGCTGTGGACGGACGCAACATCTATTATAACAGGGATTTCTTCGCTGACCTCGACGTTGACGAGGTGGTGTTCGTGCTGTGCCATGAGGTGCTGCATGTGGCATTCGACCATTTTGGACGTCGCACACATCGCGACCCCAGCTGGTGGAACATGGCCAATGATTACGTCATCAACGCTGCGCTGATCCACGACAAGATCGGCAAGATGCCCACCAAGAAAGTCACTGACGTCGACGAGAAGGGCGAGACCAACCAGCGAGTGGGACTGTACGAGGAGAAATACCACGGTTGGACATCCGAAGCTGTTTACGACGATCTCGAGAAGCGCAAGGTCAAGAAACAGATGACCTTGGATGTGCATCTCGAGCTTGGCAAGGATGGTCAGGGCAAGGATGGCAAGGGCGGTAAGACACCGGTTGATGCCAACGGCGATCCAATCAAGATCAGCGAAGAGGATCTCAAGCAGATCCGCGAGGAGATGCGCAACAAGGTGCTGCAGGCAGCACAGGCTGCAGCAGGCAAGATGCCAGCAAGCCTGCAGAGGTTGGTTGACGATCTCGTGGAACCCAAGGTCAACTGGCGCGATCTCCTGCAGCAGAACATCCAGAGCTGCATCACTGATGACTTCACCTGGATGCGTCCTAACCGCAAGCACATGTATGGCGGCATCTTCCTGCCCACGTTGGACAAGGACGAGACCGTTGACCTCGCTATCGCGATCGACATGAGTGGTTCGATCAGCGACAGCATGGCCAAGGACTTCCTCAGCGAGGTCTACGGTATCATGAGCGTCTATAATGATTTCACCATCAGCATCCTCTGCTTTGACACGCAGGTCTATAACTTCCAGAAGTTCACCAAAGACACCATGGACGATCTGCTCACATACGAGTGCAAGGGCGGCGGCGGCACTGACTTCATGGCATTCTGGAACTACTGGATGGAACAGCAGATCGAACCCAAGAAAGCTGTGATCTTCACTGATGGTTATCCGTTTGGTAGCTGGGGTCCAGACAGCTACTGCGACGTGCTCTGGATCATCACCGAGGGCCACAAGACTCGCGTGAAGCCACCGTTTGGTCAGTATGCCTACTACGATCATGATTCTGGTGTGGAAGAGATCGGGCAGGCAGCATGAGGATCAAGGTCTGGGAAAACTATTACCTAGCCTATAAGAACGAGTTAGCCGATTACAACGAGAGATTGGCTGACTCACACAGGAGTGGTCTCAGCCTATTGCGTGCTCCTCCTTACTATAGAGAACCTCTAGACACCAATGCCATGTATTGGTACAAAGCTCTGTGCAGAGAGTTCTGCCGGGACACCGGTATCTCAGAAAACCTGAGTGATAGGATACGCCCGCGAGATGTGATCGCCTATTACAAGAGTAATTCCGGTGCCAAGGTAGAATTGTGGGAAGTCATGGATAGCTCAGACAACGTGTTAGCATGGGGTCTTGATTGGCAAGATGATTGCTCACAACTGTCTTGGGTACGAGAAAACTGGTCCATTTAACAGGGAGGCTAAGGTGAGCAACATCCATAATCACATCAAGAAACTGCAAGACGAACACCATGCATTGGACCGCGAGATCGAACGCATGGAGAACACAGGGCAGTATGATGACATCGCAATGCAGGCTCTCAAGAAGAAGAAGTTGCATCTCAAGGATGAGATCGCTAAGCTAGAACACGACGCAGCCACACAGCACAAGGCACAGGGATGAACGCACCCGGAGATTTCCAAAAACAGCTAGGCGACTTGACGGTACAGCTCTGCGCGATGGTCGCAGAGCGATTGGCCATGTGGAGTCGCGAGATGCCACCAGGCGAGAGACAGAAAGTGCTAGGCATGATCGAGGAGCAACTGCCAACCGTGGTGTCCAACACCATCGCCAAGACTCCCAGCCTACACAGTGCCAGCGGGGTGCAGTACCTTGAGGAACACCTAGAGGATTGGGCCGACACATGGGCCAAGAAATTCATCGGGAAAGATTGATACACGGTACCAATCTGATCGGACGCACGGTCATCGTGGACATTGTACACGATGATTTCGCAGCCGCTATGTTGGAGAAATACCTGCAGCTAAACCATCCAAAGGCCAAGATCGTGGCCATGGATGGTTACTATGATTATCAAAATGATCTCACCAAGATGAAGATATGGTTCGCTAGCAAATCAGAGGCAATAGCATTTCATTTGAAATATCACACATAGGAGGCTCACAATGAACGCAGAACAACTAGGTCGAGAGATGATGACACGCAGCGGGGATCTCACAGATGATCGCCAGAGCTGTGACTGGGCCAGGATCGGCCAGATCCTAACACAGCTGGGCACGCCAAAGATGCCCAAGACCATACGCGATATGCGCGACGAAGATCGTCGGGTCGTGGTGGATGCCATCAAGCTGATACAAAGCAAGCAGTCAAGCCAATAATAATTTTGCTATCCTTGTGTATGGCGGCTTAATATAGCACAAGTCGCCATGCATTAAGGAGAGCCATATGGACGGACAACCAACCGCACCGCAGCAGGACAGCACCATCACTTTGGTGGATCTGCAGAACATCTTGCAGGTGCTCGACCTTGCCAGCAGCCGCGGTGCATTCCGCGGCCAAGAACTAGAACCAGTCGGGCAGCTATACAACAAGTTCAAGAAATTCATTGACGCTGCTACCCCGCAGGCACAGCCTGCAGAAGGGCAGTCAAATGGCTGATATGATCAAACACATAGGCATGCTGGAGAACACTGGCAAGCAAGTAGTGGTGGTCTTCATGAGCCTGCCAAACGACGACGAGCATGCGCTGGTAGTCGACACAGACGCATTGCCAGATCAATACAACGAGGCGTTGCGCAAGATAGTCGAGAGCGTGGATGGCCAACAGGCCAAGGATCTAGGTGATCTACTGGGACGTCGTCCCGCACCCGATGGATCAGGCACCACCATGTTGGAGAAACTGCACGTTGCACAGCGCCTCATGAAAGTGCCAGTTGACCTGGTACACATGACACCTGCGCGCGGTATGAAATTCCCATTGCGTCAGATCTTAGTTGCCATGAAACAGGTGGACGCACAGGCTCCCATGGAACTAGAGGATCTCGATCCTGCCACTCGTGCTGCGGTGATCGCAGAGATGGGCAAGTTCAATGTCCATCAGAATAACATGGAAGGCACGACCGCAGAAGGCAAGGTGCTCGAGGCACGTAACCTCATACAAGAGGCAGAGATGTTGGAAGCAGATGCCGTGGCCAAGCGTGCCAAGGCCTATGCCATAGATCCAACGTTGAATCCTGGACACAAGAAGATGATGGCAGACAAGGCCAATGCTTGGTCTGATGCTGTCAAGACTGCAGCATCAGTGAAACCAGCTGCCAAGAAACCCGCAGCTAAGAAGACTGCTGCCAAGAAATAATCAGATAGCAAACGCTGAGAATGCAGATCAAGGACGGCTCATAAAAGGCCGTCCTTTTTCATTTGCTCGCGCACAGACGTGGCACTTATGGCATGCGTCTCTTCATCGAACACTTCTTGCTCAATGGTGTAACCAACTGCACGGCCATAGGTGATGTTGGTTATGTTTGGCACCAGTTGTATGATGTACTGATCACCATGTATGTAACCCTTCTTGGCCAGTGCGGCCATGATTCGATCTCGCACGAAATCATAATTAAAGGGGTTGCTGTCGTCAGTGCCTTCCACATCGCGAACCATGATGCATACCTGACCCGTCTTGGCAAGTGCACGCTCAAACAGTGCCTGGTGGCCATCATGCCACGGTTGCCATCTTCCCAGCATCTGCACAGTAGGTGCTCGATTGTCCCAGCGCTTAACCATTTTTCATCCCCATCATCACTGCTTTGAACCAACTGGGGTTGGCATCAAGATCCATCTGCTCCCAGATGTATTTGCTCCAAAACTCACAGTCCTGCCTATCAACCCTGTAGGCATAGGTGCCTTCTTCTGGCGGCACGAACATCTTGTTGGTGTCTGCGAAACGACCTTCCTTGATCGTATCCACCCAGATTATGGTAGCGGGACCAAACGCTGCGCGTGTCTGTGGAGTCGGACATATGAAATCAGCGATAGCCCAATGGCCAGCAGCCACCACTTGATCACAGAGCCAACCCATCCTGCGAGCCTGTTCTAACCTGTCCTCGGGAGAGAATCCAAGGTCCTTGTTGATGTGCGCACGGACGTCGTCGGCATTCCAATGCACTGCTTTGAGCCTCTTCTTCAGCTCTCTGGCCAGCATGGTCTTGCCGCTGCCAGGTAAGCCCATTATCAGTAGCTTCTTATTCATTGCACCACCCGTTGTGTTTGGCAATACTCTTTACCCTTTCGTAAAATTCCGTCATGCTAATGTCACTCTTCCAATGATTGGCCCACCAGCAAACCAATTGAAGATTGCCTGGTTGATATGGTAGATGACTGTCTATTCTGTCTATGCTTGCTTGATTTTTGGACCGATTCGATTGGTATCTCCTGTTTCCAACCTTTGTTGACATTGGCAATCCAGATACTGCACAAATTCCTTTCTGTGTATGCCATAGATTTACAACATAGTCGAGCATTGCAGCTCGACCGTCAGTTCCTTGCCATGCCGGACCCACACCCCTGGCAAAGGCCTGTGAAATCTTCGCTTTCCAAAACGCAGTAGTGTCAATGTTCAACCTTTTTCGTTTCATCTTATACGATACATCTGGATGGAATCTATTACGCATGGTCTGCCAAACAAGAGTGTGCTCTGCTGGATCGTTCTTCCTTAGTATCAATAACTCTGATATTTGATGAGGAACATCTTCGGGCTTATACCATAGAGACAATCGACGAAGCATAGGATCAATCCTGCTAACACCTTTCTTGATCCTATCATATATCTCAAAGCATCTCATGTCGAATCCTTTGAAAATGGTTGGATGGCGAAGGTGTATATTGTTTTTCCTTTTCTCCACCACGAATCATTCTCCTAGCATTGGAAACTGTTCTAGCACGATCTGCCAGCAAGCCTTGGCAATATCCATGTGTTCTAGTTGCGTACCGTTGGACATCCTCAGCTCGCAGTAGTGCACCCAGCTGCGCAGCGATCCAGACATGTATAATCTGCTCTCAGTGAGACCCTCTGGCAGCAGTGCGCGTGCCTGCTCCTTGGCGATGCCCATGTTGATGGCCTTGTTATACTGTCGCTTGGCATCAGCTATGGCCAGCTCTTGCATGTTCTGCCACAGAGATTGCAGCTCTTCATCGCCAGTGCTGATGCTGTTCTGCCTGTTCTTGCTATCCTGCAGTCGTGCTTCCCTGGTCACGAATCCCAGTGCAGTCGTGGGATCAGCATAGCGTTGGCTGAACTCTTGGAAGCTGAAACTGCGATGTCTAAGGATCTGCCTAGCTATGTCACGGGTGGTGTTGATCTCCATGACCAGATGGACCATCTCCAATGGAGACCAATGGGCATTATCTATGAGATAACGTATCAGCTTGGCGCTGGTTCTGTGATTGTTTTGATTGGCTGGATTTGAAACCCTGGCACAGTATGCCACCAGCTCTTCTGCGGTGGCACACTCTGGTATGGTCGGCTTGCTTATGGCTACTAATGATACTTGCATGCATCATTTTGCCAAGCATCACAGCACCAAGTCAATCTACCGTTTGGATTTGCTCTTGGGTGCTGCGGGTTTCTTTGTCTTGGTCGCAGCAGTCTTCTTGGCTGCAGTGTGAGCGTTGGTCGCTGCAGTTTTCTTGGCTGCAGTGGGCACAGCAGCTGGCTTGGTAGGTGCCTTGCGTCTCCTCACAGCACGAGGTTTGGTTGGCGCCACGGTATCATGGCCATTGAGCCTGTCTAGCAGCATGCCAGTCCATGCATCCACGTCTGCTCGGAGCTTGGGGAAGTTGATATTCATCCTGCAGCTCTTGATCTCGCTGTGTTCTGGCCCCAGATGCTTCTCGTGCTCTATTATCTCTGCGAAGTGCTTGGCGCTGACCTTGACATAGGTACCGTCTTTGGTGTAGATGATGACGTTGCGAATGTATTCTATCGGAGGTTCATTCTCGATAGTCAAGCTCTCGAATATATCGTCCCAGGTATCGTCCTCGACCTTGCTAGAGGGGAGTTTCTTCTGGGCTGCGCTCATGACTGATATCCCTGTTGAGCTAACACTACTATTTATGGTACCAGGTACGTCCCAATGCATATATCACTCCATTAATCTAACAACCCGGCCATCTCCGGGAACGTGGTCCTAAAGTCTAGGTTTCTCTGCCTATCTATCAACGATATCCATTCGCGCAGTTCTGGCATGCGCTCACTCCAATCCTCTTGATCCATGAAATCAAGCAATCCTCTTAGGCGTTTGATACCGTAACCAGCTAGCATGAACTGATCTCTCTCAGCATCGGCTGGCATGCCAGTGGCCTGCTGCCAATGATCCTCGCACCATGTGAAAAATTCCTCGAATTTCTCACGCACCATACGCTTGGCCCACTGTGGCAGCACCTTGACATTGAGCTGAGGTGGCCAGTAGGCGAGGTGCCAGTTGATCATGCCGGCACCATTGGGCCATGCATTGAACTTACTGAAACCCTGCGCGAGTTTCCATTTGATCATATCTGGAATGTAATAGATGTTCAGAGCCATGACCGTGACAGCGGTGGTCACTATGACATTGTCAGGAGTAGCATCTAGCTTGTGCATGTTAGCTACCAATTGATCCCAGTTGCTGGGATATCGAATGTAGTCATTCTTGTCGCCGTAGCTGTCCATGCTGAAATGGAATTTGACCTGCCTGAAATTGGACCAGAGGTCAAACAGCCGTTGTGGCAGCTCCACTGCGTTGCTGTTGTAGCGCAGCTCTATCTGCTGTGCGTAACCTCGCGCAACCACTTGCTCCAGCAGCATGTAGTGATGCTCTATGATGGTGCTCTCGCCGCCCGCGAAATACAGCTGCTTCATATGCGGTATCTGATCATAGAGCTGAGACCAAAACTCGGGATTGTTGAGATGCCAATTGTAACTGGCACCATGCTGCTGACCCTTGTCAGTCCAATTCCAGCTCTCTTTGAGTCGGCTGTTCTGTATCTGCGGATGCATCTGCGTCCATTCCTTGACCCAGCCGCTGCTGTCGTGTGGACTGCACATCACACAGGCAAGTTGGCATTTGCTGCCCAGGCGCAGATCCAGATAGCGTATGCGCGGGCTCACTGATCCGTCCTCGGTGGTGTCGCCTATGATCTCATCGAGACCAAGCTGATCGACCCAGTAAGCCGTCTCCCAATTACGCTTGCTCTGCACTCCAGCTGCTTCCTCCTTGTAGCATTTGATGCAGCTGGGTGGCTTCTCGCCGCGCAACATCATCTTGCGAGTGTTGCGCATGTAGTCATTGTTCCACGCATCCATCAGCGTGCTGTTGTTGAGATTGGCTGGCCAGCCATGGTCGGTCCGCAGCACCCCTGCCTGGCCGCCTCCGGTCTTCTTGGTGCTGTCTGGATCTTGCACGCTGCTGGCATTGGCAGTGCAACACACACGCATCGCCCCATCTGGACGGCTGCTGAGATGTATCCACGGTA